GGGTGCTGAGCCTGTTCGGTGCATCCAAATCAAGCGTATTGCCACTCCAGCCGGGAGGAAACGCCTCTTGGCAACCTTCTCAGGCTATCAAAATGGCACCAGACAGGACGAGTTGTGGGTCAGAGAGGGTGGAAAATGGCACAAAAATCCAGAGGACCCTCTTGACAATTCCCCTACATAAGTGGTATAATGCCTGTTAGCAAGTCACCCTCCCCCGCACTCTTGGATATCCTACCCCGACTGGGCCTCAAATTCCTACCACCATCACACCCCCCGACGATGTATTTGCGGTCCCAGTCACTCTCCGGGTTTGAAGAATTTTGCCACCAGCAATTCAAACGAATCCAGCACAGCCTCGAAGGCCCAACGCTCACAAAGAAACCTGCCAATGTACCATTTGTACACGCCGCAGGACCAAGGAGGGCCTCCCTGGACCAGTTGGACCAAAGCGTGACGAAGCTGGCCTACAAGAGCCTTCCACGGCTCTCGCGGCCAAGCCCCTCCAGGCAGACGAACTCCCTCCTCTCATAGCCCACGACCGGTCCCACCGCGCCCATATCGCGCAGTGGATCCTCTACCGGAGCAAGGGCATGAAGAATATCGAGATCGCTCCCCTCCTTGGGCTCAAGCCGACTACGCTCAACACGATGATCTGGAAGGCCACCAAGCAAGGGTGGCTGAAATTCGATAATCCTGCGGAGCGCCTCGAACAGGAACTCTCCCATGTGGTGGTGGATAACATTGAACACCACCTGAGTAAGAAAGACAAGCAGATGACGATTGAGGCCGCCAAGGGATTGGGCCTCTTTAAGTCACATCAGGCGGTGAAGGTAGAAAGCGACACACCCCAAACCGTTCTGGCCCTCAAAATCGAATCGACTGGGGAAAGTCAGCCATCTGTGGTGGGGAATGTTGTTGGGCGTCCAAAGACGTTTGAACGATCAGCCGCTGATGATGCGACCATCCTCGACACTGAGATCGTAGATAATGCCGTTTAAGAGCGATGCTCAGCGGCGATTCCTCTATGCCAACAAGCCAAAAATTGCGAAGCGGTGGCAGAAGGAGTATGGATCTCAGCGGGATCTCCCAGAAAAGGTTGACTCCACCGAATCAAAGCGTTCGGCCAAGGCTCTGAAGGGACTGCGTAAGGCCAGCCACTAATGGCAAAGTGGATCCAACTTCCCCACGAGGCCCTCTATGCCCAGGCCGATCAGGCATCATTCCTTGATGCCAGGCGCGGGCGAATGTGCCCAGCGTGCCAGATTCAGTTCAAGGCCACAGAGACCCTTACCTGCCCAACCTGCAAAAAGCCCGGTGTTCGCATCTTTGACCGGCTCACCATTATCGCGGGCCGTCGGTGGGGAAAGACGAGAATTGGCTCCATCGCGGGGGTGGAGGAAGCCTGCATTCCCAATTCAATCGGGTGGGCCTGTGCCCCGACGAATCCCAAGCTCAATCGCTACGTCATTCCAGCCTTCCAGCAACTCATCCCTCCAGATTGGGTCGCGGAGTGGTCATCGGAGTATCTCGATCTCCGGCTCAAGAATGGGGCGCTCATTCACTTCCAGACCCTTGACGATCCTGACCAGGGGCGTGGTCAGGGGCTCGATTGGCTCTGGATCGATGAGATCTGTGAATTGACAGAGGCGCACTGGGATGTCATTCGGCCCTCCCTCTACGATCGTCAGGGAGTGGCCTTTTTCACGACTTCCCCGAAATCCTACGATTGGGTCCACGACAAGCTCTACAAACCAGCCTTTGATAGCCAACCGGGCTATTGGGCCTGTCGAGCGAAAACAATCGAGAACCCCAAGTTTAGAGAGCCCCAGTTTCAGGCTGCCCTCGAGGCCGAGCGGGCCACGATGCCGGACACGATGTTCCGGCAGGAGTATGAGGCTGACTTCGTGACCTTCGCGGGGGCGGTCTATGGGGACTTGCTCCTTCCACAAATCCTCCACACACCCGAGGATGTCAAACGATTTATTCCAGAGTGGCCCCAGATTGCCTCGTGGCGTCCCATTGTGATTGGCATTGACACAGGAGCCGATCATCCATTTGGCGCGGTAAAGTTCGTTTCAACCGAGCATGGGCTGGTTGCCGTTGACGAGTATCTGGAGCGAGAGAAATCATTCGCCCAGCACGCCATGGCGCTGAAGCGTCTTGCGGGTTCTCACCCAACCAGGTGGGCAATCAACAAGAACGAGAAGCAGCCGATGATCGAACTCGCTCAGCCTCCACACAATATTGTGTGCACCCCAGCAGAGAATGATCAACATGCGGGGATTGAGCGAGTAAAGTCTTGGCTCTATGCCCACCAACTGTGGTTTGTTGAGTCGGCCGTTCCAAAGACCATTCAACAGTTAAAAGCCTATCGTTGGGCCGATCCCAGACGCGATCAGCAACACCGCGACCGGGCGATGGTGTTCAAGAGGAATGATGAACTGCCAGATGGGACCCGCTATGTGGTGATGATCTGGCCCCAACTCCCCAAGCATCACGTGGCTTCCACCGAACGTGATATTTCAGCCCTCCCTGACACGATGCAACAGACGATTCAGCGGATGCGACGGATCGATGCACAATTCAAGGATGAGCAGAGTGTTCCAGCGGGCATAAACGAGTTCTGGGCATAAGGACCATCTATGGCTGTTACGGCAACACGATCCGTCACCATCACCTACTCAGGTGATGTGATCGGGACACAGATCATCACGGCGGCATCGAATGCGGCGAGTGCGGGATCGGTGGAGATTAAGACACTCGCATCGGGGGCGAATACGATCACCATTCCCACGGGCGGAACAGTCCCCACAGCCGTCACGATTGTCCCCCCAACAGGAAACACAAATAGTATCACGTTGAAGGGCGTGAGCGGGGATACAGGGATTACCATCCATCTCACTGATCCCACCACGATTGCCTTGGCATCCAGCGTGACCTCCTTTGTCCTCACGGCTGGTGCAGAGATCGCCGGAACCAGGTTCTTCTGGTCTTAACTGTTCCATGCCCTATCTTGGTCCTCGCGTGCATTGTGCCAGTTGTGGAGCATTCCGAAGCCCCAAGGATCCTCGCTACTGTCATCGGTGTCGATTTCTCAACGGGGCGGACAAGACGAAGCGTGGAAAGGTTCCTCCCGTGATGCAGATCTCAATTCAATCCATCACGGAGAAACTGGTTCCTCCCGGAGACGTGTAAATGTGGATCTCACCAAAGATCGTTGATTGGTTCAGCGGGTTGAAGGCCGATGCCGATTTGAATGCCTCCGTTGCCAAGGAAGCCTTTCAGCATCTTCGTGAGGATCTCGCAGCCGTTCGGGCGGAGCGCGATACCATGAAGATTCAATTGGCCACGAATGAGGTCCACTGCGATTGGCTCCGCACCAAGGTGAACCAGCTTGAGATGGAACGCGCCCAACTCATTCGTCAGGTGTATAAGCTAGAGCTTCCAGTTCCCGAGTTGGTGAAGACACCCAATCGGGATGATCGCTTTCGCCTCACGAACTTTGAAGACATTGGCGATGTGCGGGCCAAGGAACTTGGTCTCCCGACGTTCGACCACTAAATTCCTTCTGAATCTGCATGGCCGAGTTTCAATCCCTCTTACCGCCTCAAACGAATAGCCTCGCGGGGACACCAACTCCCGCAACGGCTCCTGATCTGTTGATCCCGAAATACACCGACAAGTATTTCCTCGATCATTTTGACCGTCTGAAGCGAGAGAGTTTTGAGTATCGCCATGTCTGGGAGCGAGAATGGCTCCGGGACATTTACTATGTGGGTGGGCGGCAGTGGATTACCTACCATTCCAATCGGCGGGATTGGATTGACAAGCGATTCGACAAGGATATCCCACGCCCCGTCACGAATAAGATGGCGGAGATCGTGCAGGCGGTTCGGGCGAACCTCTCGGCGATCAAACTTGACGTGACGGTGCGTCCAATCGGGAATGACCCAGAATCTGCCGCAGCGGCTGAGGTGGCTGACCAACTCTCTCCCTTGCTCTACGAAGAGCACGACATGAACAAGGTGATGAGGGAGGCAGACTTTTGGTTTATTACGACTGGGAATGCCTGTCTGCAAATTGGGTGGGATCGGGATAAGCGATTCAATCGCGTATTCATTCCACATGAGCAATGTCTCCAGTGTGGAGCGGTTCTCCAGCCCCAGGCGATTGCTCAAAGCCACAACATGTGTCCGACGTGTGGTGGGACACAGTTTGGTTCAGCGACGAATCAGGATAGCACACCAGCCGGTGAATGGTTATCGTATGGACGGGGCAAGACGACTGCGCTCTCTCCCTTTGAGTATGCGTTCCCGGCCAATGTGACCCGGTTCAGCGATCTCCCTTACATGATCCGCCTCCGGTGGCGGGATAAGCATTACTACGAGGCGAATCTTCCAAACCTGGTTGGGCAGCTTGTCTGGGAAAAATCACCAACCGATCGCTCTCTCCAGATTTATAAGTCCCTTGCCCTAGCCAATGACCTGGGATCTGGGGCCCAAGCCGGCAATTTAGGCGGGGGAGGGGGCCATACCGTTGAGGGATTGACCGAATACGAACTCTGGCAACGCCCAACAACCGAGTTTCCTGAAGGATTGCTCCTCCGTGTGGCAGGTGAACGGGGTGCACAGCTCATTACGGTTGAAGATGAGGGCATTCCTGGGCCACTTCCGTATAAGGATGGAGAGGGATTTCCCCTCTTTCCCTTCGCACATGCCCAATATGAGCATGTGGGGGGTCGTTTGTATG